CCTCGCGATCTACACGAAGGAGCATCACACCATGAACCACCACCACCAGCGCATCCCCGTGCATGCCTTTGGGGACGACCTACCGCCGCCCCCGCCCCTTCTAATCAAGGCATTGACCATCACGCTGCGCGGCCTCGGCTACGTCATCGGAAGCCTGGGGTTCGCCTTCATCCTCTACGGCTTCGCTTTTGCTTACACTCTTGTAATGTGATCGAAGTCCTAACAAACCCGATGTAACCGGGACAATCTTGACATTTTAGGACCAGCCGCCTATCTTGGATGTCACCCCGCGACAGGTAGACGACAGGGCCGGGGGGCCTGATGCCTGCGCTAGGGTTAGGGGGCTGCCATTTACACAGAAGGGGACCACACCATGATCTCTGCCTACCTCCACCTGCCGCTCTGTGGAGAGCTTTTCATCACCACCAACCTTGCACCTCCGCCTAATTCGCGCTTTGTTGAACGATGCAGGGGCGAGTTGATTGTGTGGGTGGGTCCTTTGCATGTTATCTACACGCCTAGAGGCTGGACGCCCAACAGCAGTAAGGGAAATGCAACCGATGAAGCCGCGCCCATCAACGATGCGGGTCCTCGTCAACACGTTGGCGGAAATCCGTAGGATCGATGAGCAGATGCCGATGCAGATGGCTCAAGCCCTGCTCGTCATCGCGATGCGCCCAGGTCTGACCATGCAAGAGCTATCGGAGGAGGTCGGGCTATCTCAAGCCTCCTGCTCTCGCAACGTGGCGGCTCTTGCCAAGTGGCATCGCCTGCACAAGGCGGGTCACGATCTAGTCGAGAGCATGGACGACCCCCGCGAACGCCGCAGGAAGGTCATGTTCCTGACCCCGAAGGGCAAGCGGGTGGTGGAGGGTATCCTTCACACGCTCGACCCCGATGCCGAGGTCCCTACCTTCAATAAGAAGGACCTCTACTGAGGCTGGTGCCCGGCGCCGGACTCGAACCGGCACGGCCTTGCGGCCTCGGGTTTTTGAGACCCGTGCGTCTACCATTCCGCCAGCCGGGCGTAGTGCGACTCGATCTATCCACCCTCACAAACGAAGGAGCAGACAGGCATGCCAGTAAACCCCAGAGGCAGCGCGTGGCAAGCTACCGTCCACCACCAGGGCGAGCGGTACCGCCGCGACTTCGAGACCAAGGCCGAGGCCCTGGCTTGGGAGGCAGCAACTAGGGCCAGCCTCCTGCGTGGTGAGGTCCCCTCTGATCTGCGCCAGACGGGCGTGGATGGCGCGCCTGCCACCCTGCAAGCCCTGCTCGACATGACCTATGCGCGCTATTGGCGGGGCCGTCCCTCCGGGGACACCGCCCTGGTCAACGGTGGACTGGTGGTGAAGATGCTTGGCTCCACCCTGGCACCCTCGAAGGTCACCGAACGCCAGATCGACAGCCTCATCCTGGCCTTCCAGGCGCAGGGGAACGCGAACGGGACCATCAACCGCAAACTGGCTGCCCTGTCCAAGATGCTCACCTTCGCAGCGGAGCGCGGCTATATCCAGCGCAAGCCGAAGATCGAGAGGCTGCGGGAGGCCGAGGGCAGGCTTCGCTGGATTGCCGATGATGAGGAAGCCCGCCTGCTGACCTATCTGGGCCACATCGGGGCCGAGGATATGCGGGAGTTCTGCATCGTGTGCCTGGACACCGGCATGCGGACGGGCGAGGCGCTGGCCTTCGCTGCCTCCCAGGTGCAGGGCCAGGGCATCCTGCTCTATGCCCGGCAGACCAAGAGCGCCAAGGCTAGGACCGTCCCCTTGACCAAGCGGGCAGCCGAGATCGTGGCCCGGCGCGCCGAGGTCCACCGGAAGGGTCCGGTCTTCCACCCGCTCACGCAGTCCGTGGTCAACCACTACTGGAACCGGGCGCGTCACCACCTGGGGCTGGAAGACGATGCAGAGTTCGTCCCCCACCTCATGCGGCACACCTTCTGCTCCCGGTTGGCGCAGCGGGGGGCCAACGCGGTGGTGATCAAGGAACTGGCAGGCCACTCGTCCCTACAGGTGACCCAACGCTACATGAAGCTGGCTCCTGCCAACCTTTCCAATGCGATAGCCCTCCTCGAACAGACTTCGGTCTAGTCGCGGGGCCTCAACCGCGCCACCGCCACAACCCTGTGGCGCGAGGCGTATGGGAGGGGTGTTCAAGGCGAGAGTGGATAGCTCAAGTGACTGATCTGATTGCCTTTACCGATCTGAGCAGCGACCCACAGAAGACTCAAAAGGGGTCCTGCACATATATCCACTCTCGCGATGGCTCATCGGGTGACCTGAGTTTCCTTTGGACTCTCAGGCACTTGGGTCTTGTCTCGACCCATCCACAGTCGCGTCTTTCACCTATCCATCCTCGCATGTGGCACGCCACAGGCAAACCGAGGGTGGGGGCAATTACCCCACACTATAGCAGACAGGGGGCCGATCATCGGTCTTCCCCCTAGGTCAACCACAGTCCGCTCACAGAAGGGACCACCTATGACCGCCACCACCGACACCATCCAGAACCACCCTATGTTCCCTGTTCAGATTGAACTGGAGAACGAGATGCGTTCCCTCGGTATCGATAGGTATCAGAGGGCTGCCGAAGCTCGCCGCCAGAGCGAGATAGAGACGGGTATCAAGTCCGTCCGTCGCCTGCTGTCCGGTGCCCATGACAAGGTGGTCGAAGGCATCAAGGGGTTCGTGGCCGAAGCCGAGACCGGCAAGGCTGGTCGTCGTCACACGGCTGCCGCCATGCTGCGTGACCTCGACATCGACATGGTTGCCCACCTCGCCCTTCGGGAGGTCCTCGACAGCATCTCCCGCCGCAACGTCCTCATTAAGACCGCCCTGACCCTCGGGGGGCTGATCGAGGACGAGCTTCGCTTCGAGCTTTTTGAGTCGAAGGAGCCGCACCTCTACCGCTGGACGGTCAACGACCTGATCAAGCACAGCCAGACTGAGCGGAACCGGCGGTCGGTCATGGTGCTGACCATGAACCGCAAGGGGATCGAGTGGCAGGGCTGGTCTCGCCGCGACAAGACGGCCCTGGGGGTCAAGCTGGTCGAGATCGTCGCTGAGACGACCGGGCTGGTCGCCCTGGCCCACTACAAGGATGGCCCCAACAGCACGGCTGTCTATGTCGAGGCCACCCAGACGACCCTGGATTGGCTGGCGACCGAAGATGGGAAGCTGGCTGCCCTCTCCCCGCTCTACCTGCCGATGGTGGTCCCTCCGAAGCCTTGGCAGGCGCCCACCGGGGGTGGCTATTGGTCCGACCGCTACCGGAAGACGCCCCTCGTGAAGACCAACAACCGGGCCTACAGGGAGGAACTCGAAAGCATTGAGATGCCGCTGGTCTACGCGGCCCTCAACGCCATGCAGGACACCGCCTGGGCCGTGAACCGTCGCGTGCTGGACGTTATGGCTCACTTGTGGACACAACAATCCACCCTCGCGAACATCCCGTCTCTGCGTAGCATGGAGCCGCCCCCGAAGCCGGGCTGGCTCTCCTCCTACAAGGGGAAAGACGAGATGACCGAGGCGCAGAAGGAGGAGTTCCGCGCCTGGAAGCGGGCAGCCAAGGCTGTCCATCAGGGCAAGGCCAAAGCCATCAGCAAGCGGGTGCAGTTTGCCCGCATGATGTGGGTGGCGGAGCGGTTCGCAGGCTTCGAGGCGCTCTACTTCCCGCACCAGCTTGACTTCCGGGGTCGGACCTATGCGGTCCCCCTGTTCCTTAACCCGCAGGGCAATGACGCCTGCCGTGGTCTCTTGGAGTTCGCCAATGGCGTGCCCCTTGGAGATCAGGAGGGGGCCGATTGGCTCGCCATTCACGGGGCCAATACCTACGGGGTGGATAAGGTGTCCTTCGAGGACAGGCTGGCCTGGGTGCAGCAGCATGAGGCTCGCATCCTGGCCTGCGCCGAAGACCCCCTGGCTGACCTGTGGTGGGCCGATGCCGACAAGCCGTGGCAGTTCCTCGCCTTCTGCTTTGAGTGGCAGGGCTACCGCCAGGAGGGCTTCGACTTCGTGTCCTCCCTGCCGGTGGCGATGGACGGGACCTGCAACGGCTTGCAGCACTTCTCAGCCATGCTTCGCGACCCCCGTGGTGGCGCTGCGGTCAACCTCGTCCCGAGCGACAGGCCACAGGACATCTACATGGAGGTCGCGAAGCTGGTCGCAGCGAAGGCCCAGGCCGATGCTGTGAACGGCAACGAGATTGCCGTGCTGTGGAACGGGTTGGTCGGAAGGAAGGCTGTGAAGCGCCCGGTGATGACCCTGGCCTACGGCGCGAAGCAGTACGGTTTCCGCCAGCAGGTCTTTGACGACACCGTGTCGCCCCTCCGCGAGGAGTGCATGAAGTCCAACAAACCCTACCCGTTCGACGGGAAGGAATGGGACGCCGCTGCATACCTCGGCACCGCCACCTGGGACTGCGTGGGTGAGGTGGTGGTGGCTGCCCGCGCTGCGATGGAGTGGCTGCAAGAGGCTGCCCGCGTGGTGTCCAGGGAGGGCCTGCCTATCCGCTGGACGACCCCTGCCGGGCTGCCGGTCCAGCAGGCGTACAAGGTGATCAACAACAAGCGCCTCGAACTCACCTTCCAGACCGTGCGCCTGACGGTGAGCGTAGACCAGAGCAGCGACAAGCTGGATGCGAGGAGGCAGGCATCTGCCTTAGCCCCTAACTTCGTCCACTCGCTCGATGCGGCGCACCTGATGCGGACGGTGAGCCGCTGCCATGACGAGGGCATCCGCTCCTTTGCCCTCATCCACGACAGCTACGCCACCCATGCGGGCAACACTTGGATGCTCGCCAGGGCGCTGCGTGAGGAGTTCGTCAGGCTGCACACCGACCATGACGTGCTGGCTGACTTGAAGGCGGAGATGGAGGCGCAGCTTCCCGAGGGCGTCGAGCTTCCCCCGCTGCCTGAGAAGGGTTCGCTGGACCTTTCGCAGGTTCTCGAAAGCCCCTTCTTTTTCGCTTAACTATCCACCCTCGCGTTCTTCGCGTTTTCGATTACCCCACACTATAGCAGACAGAGGGATACCCCATGCACCGTGAACGACTGATCGCGCTGGCCGAGGAGCTTATCCTCTTTGACTACCCTCTCCCGCTCGATCTTGTGGTCGCCCTCTTGGAGGAGGGAGTGGACGTTGAGGCTTTGGAGAAGAAGGTCCGTGGCGAACTGAGGGAGGGCGATGATGTCTGAGGAAGCCATCGCCCAGGCACGTCGCCTTTACCTGCATGTGAAGGAGGGCGGCAGCGTCACGGCTATCGACATGTCGCGCATCGTTAAGTCGATGGAGGACATGCAGGCCGAGCGAGACCGCCTGCGCCAGGAGCGCGACCGTCTCGCCGCTGATCTTGCTCAGGCACATCGCGACATCCTGCCGTGGATCGAACAGGTCGGACATCTCAACGCCGCCTGGGACACCCACACCCATGCGCTCCGCAGCTATGTGGACAAGCATTGCGAGAACGGCGGCGACCTGTGCGGTCGGATGTCAGACGGTGATTGCCTGGGGTGCGTAGCCAAGGCCGCGCTGCTGGCCTCCGCTCAGTAGAACCAATTACCCCACACTATAGCAGACAGAAGGAACGTCTCATGGATATCGAGTTTGATGAGATTGAGGACGACAACGAGGGCCTGTTCATCGTTGTGGCGATGAGCGCCGATGGTGAGCTTCTCCCTGCCCCCTCTCCGCGCGTCTTCACCAGCTTTAGACAGGCTCGCTTTGTCGCTTACACGCTGGCCGAAAAGGCTGCGAGCATGAAGTTCATCGTCTTCCGTGCCGAAGGCGCTGCTGCCCGTGAGCCGGTGACCTACTTCGCCGCGCTCTGATTTATCCACCCTCGCATATCTGCGAACGCGACAACCGCGAAGGTACACACATGGAAAAGCGCACGCGCTACACGTCACCCCGTGGCGTCTTCGTCTACCCCAAGCTCACCGCCCCTGACACCAAGTTCAAGGCCGAGGGTGAGTACTCGGTGAAGCTGAAGGTGGCAGAGGATGCCCCTGGCGTGGCTTCCCTGGTGAAGCAGATCGAGAAGGAGGCCGCTGCTTCCCTCGCGTCTGCCAAGGAGAAAGCCAAGACGCCTGCCGAGGCGAAGAAGTGGGAGACCAAGTACCTCCCCTTCACCCGCGTCGAGGACGACGAGGGCAATGCGACCGGCGAGGTCGAGTTCAAGTTCTCGATGAAGGCTTCCGGCGTCTCGAAGAAGACTGGCAAGCCGTGGACGATGAAGCCCACCCTGTTCGACGCCAAGGGCAAGCCGATCAACGGCAGCGTCAACATCGGCAACGGCACGGTGGGCAAGATTTCGTTCGAGATCATCCCCTACTCCCCCACCGCCCAGGTGGGTGCCTCAGTCAAGCTGGCTTTGGCTGCTGCTCAGATCATCGAGCTTCGCTCCTATGGCGAGCAGTCCGCGAAGGAACACGGCTTCGATGAGGAGGACGGCTACGAAGCCGAAAACTCCGCACCGAAGGGTGGCTTCGAGGACGAGAGCGAAAGCGAGGGTGGTGAGAACGAGAAGGACTTTTAACGAAGTCGGTCTCGTTGAGGGTTTCCGCTCTGGACTAGAGGAAAAGCTGGCGAAGGAACTCGAAGGTCATGGCGTCCCCGTGGCCTTCGAGGCTTTTCGCGTTCCCTACACAAAGCCCGAGCGCATCCACCGATACACGCCCGACTTCTACCTACCGAACGGCATCGTCATAGAGTCCAAGGGTAGGTTCATCACCGCTGACCGACAGAAGCATCTGCTAGTCCAGGCTCAACACCCTGACCTCGACATCCGCTTCGTGTTCAGCAACCCCAACACCCGCATCTCGAAGACCTCTGCGACCACCTACGCCATGTGGTGCGAGAAGCACGGCTTCCAGTATGCGGCCAAGAGCATCCCATCCAACTGGATCAAGGAGAGCGTCAACAAGCGAAGCCTAGCCGCTATCCTGGCGCTTCTGAAAGTAAGATGACTACTCGCACTATCGACACCATCGTTGTTCATTGTTCTGCCACCCGACCATCCCAGGATATAGGCGCTGTTGATATCGACCGCTGGCACCGTGCCCGTGGTTGGTTCGGCAACGGATACCACTACGTCATCCGCCGTGATGGTACCGTAGAGAGCCAAGCAGCAGGCCACCGCTGCCGTTCCCTGGAAAGGGCCGGTGCCCATGTTGGCGACTGTGGCCCAGGCTGGAACGCACGCTCCATCGGCATCTGCCTCGCAGGAGGCGTGTCCGAAGCTGACGTGCGGAAGGCCGAAGACAACTTCACCGAAAACCAGCGCGGTACCCTGATCGATCTACTGACCGATCTCCTGCGCCGCTATCCGCGTGCCGAAGTCCTCGGCCATCGAGACCTGATCGCGCGGACCAAGGCACCACCAAAGGACTGCCCGAGCTTCGACGTTCGGGCGTTCATGCGTGAGGCTGGCATCAGCAAAAGCTGATTACCCCACACTATAGCAGACAACGCCTGCGCCCTGCCTCTCTCCATGAGGGGCGGGGCTTTCGTCGTTCCAGCGCATCAGCGCACTCAACAATCGAGAGAGAACCTATGACGAAGACCGTCACCCGCAAGCAGCAGGTCATCAACCACCTGACCTCGGGCCGCACGCTGACCCAGGGCGAAGCCATCGTCCTCGGCTACGGCACACGCCTCGCTGCGCGCATCAGGGACCTCCGTACTGAGGGTCACAAGATCGTCACCAGCATGAAGTTCGACATCCACGGCATCCCCTATGCCGAGTACCGGCTGATCGAACGCCGCGCCTGATCATCCCCCCGAGGAGCCGCATGTCAGACAGCACATTCGTTCGGCACGAGCCGTGCCCTTCGTGCGGCTCCAAGGACAACCTCGCCCGGTATTCGGACGGCCACGCCCATTGCTTCGGCTGCGGCCACTACGAACACGGCGATGGCTCGACCCCTGCAACGCCTAGGAGGAGCCGCATGGCTGGCCTGATCGAAGGCGGTGAGTTCCGCGCGTTGACCAAGCGGGGTATCACCGAGGAGACCGCTCGCAAGTTCGGCTACCGCGTGACGGAGTTTAACGGGAAGACCGTGCAGGTTGCTCCCTACTTCGACGCAGAGGGTAACCTCGTCGCGCAGAAGGTCCGCTTCCCTAACAAGGACTTCACCTTCCTTGGTGACCCGAAGCAGGCTTCGCTGTTCGGCCAGGACCTTTGGGGTCAGGGCGGCAAGAAGGTGGTGATCACCGAGGGCGAGATCGATGCCCTCACGGTGAGCCAGCTACAGGGCAACAAGTGGCCCGTGGTCTCCGTGCAGAACGGGGCACAGGGCGCAGCCAAGTCGATCAAGAAGGCCCTCGATTGGCTAGAGTCCTTCGAGGAAGTCGTCTTCATGTTCGACATGGACGAGCCTGGGCAGAAGGCCGCGAAGGAGTGTGCCGAGCTACTGTCCCCCGGCAAGGCGAAGATCGCCGTGCTGCCCTGCAAGGACCCCAACGAGTGCTTGCAGCAGGGGCGTGGCGAGGAAGTCGTCCGAGCCATGTGGAACGCCAAGGTCTACCGACCGGACGGCATCGTCGCAGGCAACGACCTGTGGGACTCCGTGAAGGTCGAGGACACCTTTGAATGCCAGCCTTATCCCTGGCTTGCCCTTAACGAGAAGACCCGTGGCATCCGCCGGGGCGAGCTTGTCACGCTGACGGCTGGCTCCGGTATCGGCAAGTCTGCCCTCGTCCGCGAGATCGCTGCCCACCTCCTCCGCAATGGGGAGCGGGTGGGCATGATCATGTTGGAGGAGTCGGTTAAGCGTACCGCTCTCGGCCTCATGGGCATCGAGGCTAACCGCCCGCTGCACATCAGCCGCGAGGGGGTGAGCGAGGACGGCCTCAAGGTTGCCTTCGACGCCACCCTCGGGTCGGGCAGGGTGTTCCTCTACGACCACTTCGGCTCCACCGAGATCGACAACCTGCTCAACCGTGTCCGCTACATGGCCCGCTCGCTCGACTGCGGCTGGGTCTTCCTCGACCACCTGTCCATCGTGGTCTCAGGGATGGAGGACGGTGACGAGCGTAGGCTGATCGACAACGCCATGACGATGCTGCGGACCCTGGTGCAGGAGACAGGCATCGGGCTGGTGCTGGTCTCTCACCTCAAGCGCCCCGAAGGACGAGGCCATGAGGAAGGTGCCAATACCAGCCTATCGCAACTCCGGGGCAGCCACGCCATCGCGCAGTTGTCCGACATGGTAATCGGCCTGGAACGCAATCAGCAGGGCGAGAACCCGAACGTAACCAAGCTGCGTGTCCTCAAGAACCGCTTTACCGGCGAGACCGGGGAGGCGGGGTTCCTGCTCTACAACCGGGCGACTGGGCGTCTGAGTGAGACCACCGAGGACTCGCTGTCGGTGTTCGAGGACGAGACCAAGGGGAATGCCGGGGACGAGTTCTGACCCCGATTATCCACCCTTGCATTATTTAACCCACCCACTCCCGAGAGAGGGGACGCCATGAGGCTCATCTTCGACATCGAGACCAATGGGCTGCTCGACAGCCTGACGGTCATTCACTCCCTGGTGCTGCGTGATGCGGACACCGGAGAGCTTGTGAAGTCCTGCGCCGACCACGGCGACTACCATGCCATCACGCACGGTCTCGCCTTGCTCACGACAGCCGACGAGATCATCGGCCACAACGTCATCAAGTTCGACCTTCCGGCTATCCAGAAGGTCTTTCCGAGCTTCGCGCCACAGGGCCGGGTGACTGACACCCTGGTCTGCTCGCGCCTCATCTGGTCGGACATAGCCGACCGCGACTATGCGCTGGTGAAGAAGGGGGCACTCCCCTCCCGTCTCACCGGCTCGCACTCCCTGCAAGCCTGGGGCTATCGCCTCGGCGTCCTCAAGGGAGAGTTCGGCAAGGACACCCACAACACGAAGGCGGGTGATGCCTGGGCCGTCTGGTCGCAAGAGATGCAGGATTACTGCGAGCAAGACACAGAGGTCACTCTGGCCCTGTGGCGGCGCGTGGAGGCCAAGACCTACAGCCCCCAAGCTATCGACCTCGAACACAAGTTCGCCTCGATCATGGCGATGCAGGAGCGCCACGGGTTCGCCTTCGACAAGGAGGCTGCTCAGACCCTTTACGTCTCCCTGGTGGAGCGGAGGCTGGCCCTCAAGCGAGAGCTACAGGACGCCTTCCCGCCGAAGCAGGTGGAGACCG